TCCTTGCTACCTACATAAATTCCTTCTCTAGTCATAATACCTCCTACTCGTATACATCATAGATAGTAGTGCTATCTTTAGTAGAAAGTGCATCATACTGAGATTTAGAACCGAACCAATATTTTAGAGGTTGCCCACCGTTTTGATTAATAATATTTTGGCCTGGAGCACCGTCTGCCCCTCTAGGTCCTGTTGGTCCTGCTGGTCCTTGAGCACCTCTTGCACCGTCTGCACCTTTAGGACCAGTTAAACCGATAGGTCCTTGTTCTCCACGAGGACCAGTGTCACCTTTTTGTCCTGGAGTTCCGTTTTCCCCTCTAGGTCCTGCTGGCCCCATTGGACCAGGAGCGCCTTTTAACGATTCTCTTTGTTGGCTTGTCAGTTCCTCGAATCGCATGACTCCATCCGCACCTTTTGGTCCCGTTTCGCCACGTTCCCCACGGTCGCCCTTTGGACCAGTTAGATATTGTAAGGCTGTGAATCTGTCACGGCCATTTCCGACCTTAACTTTTCCAGTATCACTTTCAACACCTAACTCACCATCGAGCAGAACAAGAGGGCTATTTGCCCAATCACTCGCTGACATACGTTTGTGTTGCACTCTAATTGGTATTGTTTCTGTCATGCTATACCTCCATCAAAAATAAATGTTGGACTCTCGTTCCAACTTCCGTCATATATTGAATTCTGCCCGTCTGCAATCGTTTTATAAGTTGGTGTTAGTTCAATACGATTGGTCCGATTATCAACCGCCGCAAACTGAACTACATTCTGATACCAGTCCCCTGAGAAGGTCAGTTTATAAGTACCGTTATAAACCGATAAAACCTGCTCCTCTTTTTGAGTTAAGTCTTTGTCAATCTCTGGCAAGTGTGGATTAGCAGGCTCAAAATGAACATGACCCCCATAAAACAGTATTTTGTTTATGATTACAGTAACGTCTGTCTTTCCATAAGTCGTACATGTTGCTGACCAGCTAATGACGTACTGCTTACCTAATTCAAAGCCTTCTCCGTTATGTCCGACTTCGACATAATCAGTACCTAAAGCAATCTTCTTAGCCGTGCTACCACTGAGGCGATTTTTGTTATACTTGGCAGTTCCATCACCACCAATTAGACCAGCATTGATTCTTGCGGTCTCGCTTACCTGCTCTAATTTCTTACTTAATTCAGCAATTGAGTCCGCACCACTCATCAACTCTTCACGGATACGCTTCAGGAACTCAGGGCGCTCTTTCTCCACCTCATCATGGATTTTAGCTCCAAACTCTTCGGCTTTGGCCTTGTATTCCTCTATGGCATCTATGATAGCTTTTTCACGTTTGGCGAACTCAGCGTCAAACGCACGGTCTGCATTTGCGATTTCTTTTTTCAAACGTTCATCAAAAATCTGATTCAAATTTCGAGTTTCATTCAAAACGGCATCGTTTACAATCCCACTGATTGCATTCGCCAGACTAGACTGAAATGTCCCAAAACCAATTGATTTCAGACGTTTAGCCATTGGAGAGTAAGTATATTTCGTAATTTTCTTACGAACATCAAAATCGTACTCTTCGTGATAGATACTGACCACATCGAACATCCGAACTGCAACATCGCTCTGACCGACAACCGATATTTCAAGGTTATCTTCTAGCATGTCACACATGCTTGCCCGAAAATACTGCTTACCGTATTCAATCAAGCTATCTCTGTCTTTGACGTTCTGATCATTGACTTCAACAACTGCTTCATAGATTTGGCTGTATTTTCCAAGTAATGGGCTATCAATCACTACCACATAATCAACGTCAGGCGCCTTTTCTCCCTCACCTTTAACAGTTGTTTTAAAGGTTATCCGAGTTTTTAAAGACTTGGTTGAGGTCTTATGTTGGTAGCTAGACAGGTTCTTTTTGTACATAAAAAGCGATTCGTTTTCCGAACCGCCATTTTTTAGTAATCGTACTTGATACCCATGTCTGACTAAATCACCGCCCCATTGACCAATAATAGAATGCTTATCTTTCGCAAATGCCTCCATGGCATTCTTAGATTCAACATTGAAGGTGTGTCTATCTTCAATATCAGAGAAAAATGAGAATGGATTGTTCCGAGTAATGCTCCCAGCAAATTGACTTAAAGCAGTCGAACCAGTCACTCTATCCAAAG